CCGTCCTGATCGATGAGCGCACCGACAAACCCCACGCCATCCGTTCCAGATCGGATCTCAGCCGTCGCCGCGGCCACTTCTGCCTTGATCAGCGGGGCCACGTCCTCCGGTGTCAGGCTCGTCCCGTCCTTGGGCTTGGGCCACTCGGCCAGCACACGCTCGACACTGGCGGCCACGATGGTCTGGAGCATCGTCGCGTCCACGTCTCGGCCGTCCTTGCCGTCTCTGCCGTTGGTGCCGTCCTTGGGCGCCGGCAAGGCCTTTACCGCCATCTCCACCGCGGCCATCACCTTGGCTTCGATGTCGACGGGTGGCTGGCTCAATAGCGCCTTGAGTGACAGCACTTCAGCGCGCAGGTTTGCAATGACTGCAGGATCGGCGTCTTGACCGTCTCGGCCATCTTTAGGTACAGGCACTTGGACCAGCGCGGCCGCTTTGATGGCCACGAGCTCCAAATCCACCGGTGGCGCGTCCTTGCCGTTGGTGCCATCCTTACCGGCTTGCCCGTCCTGCCCCCGATCGCCGTCTCTCCCATCACGAGGCGCTGGTATCAGCGCCGCGGCCTTCGCGGCGATGGCCTCAAGGTCAACCGGTGGCGCATCCTTGCCATCTCGGCCGTCCCTTGGCGCCAACGCTGCAATGCCTTCGACCACAGCGAGCCGAGACGACAGGCCATCCAGAAAGCCCTTCATCTGAGCCAAGTCTCGAACCGCAGGCGCCAGCGCAATCGCCACCGTGTCGACTACCGCGTCCGCGATCACGTCCGCGTCAAGCTGCATGGGCCTGCTCTCCGTACACGCTTGGCCATGGGCGCGCGAGCGCCTTGGTTCGCGTAAGTGCCGCGATGTCACGCGAAAATGCCGTCATCGCCTTCGACTGTTCTTGCTCGGTCTCTTCACTTGGAGTCGTCGCGGCTGGCAATGCCCGTTGCACGGTCGACGGCGCCGGTTGCTCATCGCGTCGGTTCAGCGCCTCGATCGAGAAGTCCTGCTGCTGCCGGTAGACCGTGTCGCCGCCGGGGATCTTCGGCAGACCCAGACGCTTCCGCGATTCGTTGACCGTCTTCAGCCCAGCCGCTTCCTTCTCGGAACTGATCAGCGCAGAGCTGTCCATCTGGGCCAGGTCATCGCGATCGAATTCCACCCCGAGCACGCGCCCTTCGGCGTTGACCATCTCCAGGCCGAAATCCAGCGCGATCTCCAGCTTTTCAATGTGCTTCTGCAGGCAATCCGCGTAGTACTGGAGGTTCAGGGCTTCGATGTTGTTGTACGTAGGATCCGGGCCAATGCCGACCTTGTGCCGCGGCATGTGGAAGCACTTCGCAATGTCCTCATCCGTCATCCGCAACTGCTCAATCAGTTGCGCATCCGTCGCCGACACGGACATGGCTTCGTAGTGCAGCCCGTCGCCGAGAATGGCCACCTTCCCGACGTTGTCGCCGGTGAAGTTGGACTCCCAGTAGTCCTTGATCCGATCGAGCGATTCTTGCGGGATGTTGCCAGGCGCCGTCAGGACACCGCCCGGCTTCGACCCGTTGGTAAAGAATTTGTTCGACTCCGCGCGGATGTTCAGCCCTTGCAGCGCAGGAAATCCCGCCGCATAGATCGGCGACACCCCGCACAGCGGATGGAACAGCGGACACATCACGTCGTGGATGATTTCTCGGGCAGGAACCACCACGTTTCCGCCCGACAACGCCGGCGCCATCTCGTCCTGATACAAGGCGTAGAAGACCGACCCATCCGGCGACACCATCGGGTGCACCCGGTGCGGGTCGAGGATGTACAGCGCCGTCACCACGCCACGCCGATCGCGCTGCTTCAGCGCGTACGTATTGCCGTGGACGAGCTTAGAAATCATCCACCACTCGAAAAAATCAATCCGCGTCTGGTAGTGGTTGGGCTTTCGAAGGACCGGAGAGAATGCGGAACTTTCCGTCTCCGTCCAGATGCCGTCCTTGTCGCGCTCGACCAGCTTCAGGCGCAGCTTCGCAATGTCACCCGCGATCAGCGTGATGCACGCGAACAGCGTGGGATTCGACAGGACCGTCTCGGCCTGCACTTCTTCGTTGCGCTGCCAGCCGCCAGTGGTCCATTCACGGATCAGCGGCCACCAGCCGCGCGACCCGGACACACCAACAGACGCCAGAGACTTCGCCTCGAGCGTCTTCGTGCGCGCAATCGTGAGCCCGAATAGGTCCATCTAGTCGTCGTCGAGGTCTGAGTTCTGGTCGTCGCCAGCAGAGACTGGATCCGGCATCGGTTCAGGCGTAACCGGTTCCGCCACGATCTGCTTGGTTATATAGGTCCGCTTCCGACGAGTTGGGACAGGAGCGGGTTCGGGTGGAGGGGCCTTTGCGAACGACACCGCGCGGAGCACTTGCATCTGGACCGCGTCGATAGGCTGTGCCGAGAACACGTCACCCGAGCGGTACGGCGTGCCCTTGAACGTAAAGTCTCGACGGGCCCTGAGCCACACCGCCATGCACGACACCTCACGAAAGATGGGCTGGCGCAGGAATGTCCTGGCCAGCCCTTTGGAGAACTACGACGCCGGGGCAGTCGGGCCGTACGACGCGGTATCGATCACCGCCACGGATTCCGAACGCCGCTTCTTCCAGGTGACCCCGAGTTCAGCGCGGATGCCAGTGCAGTTCCGCTGCCAGAGGCTGAAGTTCGGAGTACCGCCGCCGGTCATGTCCAGCGTGGCCTGGTTGCTCGCATCCAGAGCCACGGTGCCGTCGTCGGCGACCAGAATCTCTCCCGCAGCAATCAGGACGATGGTTCCGGACGGAACCGAGCTCGACACGATCACCGGGAAGCCCATGAGCGTCCCGCCGTTCATCGTCAAGCTGGTGAATTCGAACTGCCCGAGCGCGTTGCGCAGGGTGCTGATCCCGCGCGCCAACGCTGGCGTCATCACGATCACGACGGTTTCCGTGCTCTGGTCCGCGTTGTCGAACGTGGCCAGGGCCTGGTTCATGTCGAAGTACAGATCCTCTGCCGTCGTGCCGCTGGCCGCCGGAGACGATACGCCCTGCGTGATCGCTGCGGGACGGTTGGCCGTCGCCGTCACGGTGGAGTCGATGAACTGACGATCCTTGAACCGCGCAATCTGCTCGACGAGGTCACGGCGAACCGTTTCCTCCGCGCTCGGCGAAGACAGCTTGATCAGTTCGTCCGTGAGCACCACGATCCCGGCGATCTTGTGGTGACCGAGCGTGACCGTGTCGAATCCAAGATCGGACACAGGCTTGACTCCGCCCTCGCCGACCCAGTCCACCGTGGCCCCATCGCTCTGTGTCGGGATCCGCACATTGAAGGGCGAATTCCGCAGGCCCGGCATCCGGTCCATGATGGTGCGCGCCCGGAGCAGTTCCACGAACTCACTGACCAGGTTGGTCGGATAGACCAACTGTGAGCCCCACGCCGGGCTGTTGAGCGTGGTCGTGCCTTCGACCGCCTTGCCGAACATGGACTTGACGTGCTCCACGACTTCAGGAGTCTGGCCCTCCCACCGCTTCGCATACGCGAGCGTGTCGGAGTAGCTGCCACGGCCGGCTGCCACCGCCATCGCGTAGCGGGTAAAGCCGGTTCCCTTCGGCAGCGCCTTCACTTCGACCTTCGGGATCGCGCTCGATCCGTGGAGCCGCACGGCTTCAGGCGAACGGAACGCCAGGCCAGCAGCCTTCGACGCCTGCGCCGCTTCCAACGTGGTGAGATCGTCAAGATCCTCACTGAGCGACTTGATCGCGGTTTTCAGCGTGCCAAGTTCTGCGGTTTCGGTTGCGTCAATGCCGCCCTCATCGCGCTTCTTGTTGATCAGCTCCTCGAGACGAACAGACTTCGTCTGGAGATCCGCCTTCGTGGCGGTGACTTGCTCGGAAATGGTCATGGCTGCGCCTTTACGCAGTCCCGAAGCGCCGGGGAGGTTTGACGAACGGACGCCGTTCCCAGTGCCTAGCGCGGCGAGGACTTTGGCGTCGAGAGATTTGATCGCGACGATGGTCGTTTCCGCATTCATCGGAACCGTGACCATTGACAGTTCGAAAACTTCGATCTTCTTGAGGTTGTGGCCGCCCTTGCGGTTCGGCTCATATTCGAGAGGCGTGTACCCGATCGAAACGCCCTTTAGCAGTCCGTACTTGGCCGAATGCCATGCTTCGTCCGTGCGGTCCTTGACAATGCCAGGCTCGACCACCTTCGGGATGCGTGCTTCGAAGGGAATACCCTGCGCGGTGGCCTTCTTGAAGACCACCTCACCGACTGGTAATTGATGCTGGTGATGGAGGATGAACGGGAGAGGATTCTTGAACTTGACCCCGAACGGGTCTACCTCGTCACCGCCGCGATCCGTGGTTGGCGTCGTCGCCCATCCATGGATGACGCGCTGTTCCGCGTCGACCGACTTGATATGGATGAGTGAGTAGGCGCGATCCAGCATGGGTCATTGCCATGCTGGGGCCTATCACTTCAATAGGGAAGATACTAGGTGGAAGGATGTCCCCGATTGTCCGCGTTTGTCCTAGAAAAAACTTGTGACGCTTGCCGCTGGACCACTCTCACGCCACCGCCAGGAGTGCGACGAATCTCAACAGCGCCCTTCGAAATCCATCGCCGGACAGTCTTCGGATCAACGCGCTCACGAGACGCGAACTCATTCACGGTGAATTCATTGGTCTCCATCTACCAATCCCCCTTTCGGGTGTTGCAATCGAAATGGGCCGGCTGTAGGTTCCCCAGCGTGTGCGACCCACCACGAGACAGAGGCACGATATGGTCAAACGTCGTCTTGTGGAGTTGGACGTGCTCACCACAGATCCCGCACTTACCGTCATGCGCCTTGTACACGTCGCGTAGGTCAACCATCTCCCACACCACGCCAAACCGACGCGCTCGTGTTTCGTGCCCCAACTGCATACGCCGCAGCCGCGCTGTAGGTGGACCGCCTTTGTACCGATGCTCTCGCCACCGTGCTGGCTCCCACGCAATGTCGGCTTCTAGTTCGTCGTCTACCGCGTTGCTCACGGCCTCGCACTCAACACAAGTACCTGATACTTCGGCTTCGGCGG